CGGAGATGAAAGCCGCTGCGGATGCCGAAGGCGCACTGCTACTCACGGACAGCGACTATCGTCTAGCCAAGGGCATGGCAGAGGCCGTCCGCGCCAACCCCGACGCAGCCGAGCTGCTCACGCGTCAAATGACATGCGAGGCAAGCGTATTTGTACGCGATCAAATCTATGGCGTCGACTTGCGAGCCCGCCCGGACGGATGGCGTAAGGACATCGCAACGCTGATCGACTTGAAAACAACGATTGATCCATCGCCAGAAGGGTTCGCCAAACAAGCGGCCAATCTTGGCTACCACATACAGGATCAGTTCTACCGCCGGGTGATGACCCTAAGCGGAAACGAGATTGACCGCTTTGTCTTTATCGCGGTAGGAAAGAAAGCACCCCACAAAGTCGGGGTGTACGAGCTTAACTGGCGCACGCTCGAAGAGGGCAACGCGGCAGTTAAACACGCGCTTGAGCAATACGCGAGAGCGCAGGAAACGGGCATTTGGGATTACGGGTATGGCGAGCTTACCACGCTCGAGATACCGCCATATGCCTTCAAATTCACCGAGGCAAACTAAGTCAGGAGACACACATGCCAATTGAATTTACGTCTGAAAGCGCAGGCAATACAAACTTTGTCCGCGTCAACCTACCGCAAAACCGGTGGACACTTAAAACCGAAGGCGGCGACGAGCCGATCGACATGACGCGCGGCATCGCGATCGACGTGGCCAATGTCGTGTTTGGATGGCTGCACATCGATGTCGGCGTCCGCGACTGGCAACCATGGCCATCGCCTTCACAGCAAATCGCAAAGCCAAGCGATCAGCACAAAAAAGGATTTGAGGTAGACTGCTGGATGGGCGACGGCCGTGCCGCGCAGTTCAGCGGTAACTCATACGGCTTAGGCACGTTTATCGCCAAGCTATACAATCAAGCAGAACAGATGCCAGAGTTTGGCACGCAGATCCCAGTGGTTCAGTGTACAAGCTCAACGCCGGTCGTGATCGGCAAAGGCACATCGTACGACGTCGCTTTCACTATTGCGAAGTGGATCGATCGTCCTGCGCAGGATGCGGACACGGGTTCCCCTTCCCCCGCAGCACCCGCTCCTGCGCAACCAACACCAGCGCCAGCGCCTGAACCCGCGCCGGCGGCTGCACCGACAGGAGGCAGCGACTTCGGGTTCTAACAAAAGTAATAACGCGCCTCGCCTAACAGCGGGGCGTAACCACATCAGGAAGTGAGCATGTCTGAAGCATATTTTAACAAGGTTCGCGAAAGCGCCGTCGGCGAAATGCTGACAACAATAAAAGGCGGTCGCAACGAAACACTGAACAAGGCAGCGTACGCGCTCGGTCGCCACGCACACCTTGCACCCGCAAACATCGATGCAGCCGTCTCAGAGCTGCACGCAGCCGCAAAACAAATCGGCCTGAACGAAATCGAAATCAAAGCCACAATTGGATCTGGCTTTAAACGCGGCGGCGAAAACCCAAAGGTTCTCGAAGACAGCGACGCGCTGCCGTACAGCGCGTCCGAGTTTGACCGCCTGATCGGTCGTCTGGCAAACAAAGAGGTGCTCGTACGCGACGAGGAAACACGCCAAGACAAGATTAAGAAAGCGCAGGAACAGTGGGAGCGCGCTGTACCGATCTCACGCGAAACGACGGACGCTGTGCGCCCGGCACTCCTTTACCTCAACTCACGCGGCCTCAGAGCGTCTACAGCGGTCGACACAGCGCGCTTTGCGCCTAACGTTTACGGTGGGCCCGCGATTGTGTTCCCAGCCTATAGCGAGGACGGAGACTTACGCGGCGTGCAAGCCGTGTTACTCACGCCCGAAGGTAAGAAGCGCGAGCACAATGGCATCGCCAAATATTCGCGCGGTGTGCTTGCTGGAAACGCGATGAAGATAGACGGCGGAGCGCCGATCATCATTTGCGAGGGGCCAGAGGACGCGCTGAGCGTGCGACAGGCGGCCGGAGACGCCGCGACAGTCGTGTGTACGTTCGGCAAGGCTGGTATGGCCTCGTACAACGTTCCACGCGCCTCAGACGTCACGATATGCGCTGATCCTGACCTAGACGTCGACAAGTGCGCAGAGGTGCTTGCAGGGGACGGCAGCAACGCCGTACACGTCGTCCGTTTCGATCAGCTTGGCGTCGAAAACGTCAAGGACGCCAACGACTACCTAAAGGAAGCTGGGGAGGACGAGCTAAAGCGCGCGCTTGCGCAAGCCAAACCTGTGGACCAAGTAAAGCAGGAAGCGATCGCAACCGAGCGCAACTGGCCGACGCTGTTTGAGCCGATCGACGCCGCAAACATTCCCGCGCGTCGTTGGGTTTACGGACACCACTACATCCGCTCCTACGTCAGCGTCGTGGCATCCGCCGGGGGCTTAGGCAAGTCATCCATGCAAATGGTAGAAGCGGTCAGCATTGCCACTGGCAAGGCGCTACTCGGCGAGGCCGTGCACGAGCAATGCAAGGTGTGGATCGTCAACCTAGAAGATCCGCTCGAAGAGATGCAGCGACGCATGGCAGCCGTCATGCAGCATTACGACATCAAGGCCGACGACATCCGCGGTAAAATTTTCCTAGACGCTGGGCGCGATCTAAAGATGATCTTTGCCAAGCAAACGCGCGACGGTCTCGAGATCATCGAAGAAATCGTGGAATACATGATCAAGGTTATCAATGACAACGGCATCTCCGTCGTCTTCATTGACCCTTGGGTCGCGGCGATGGGTGGCATCAGCGAAAACGACAACATGGCTATGAACGCAGCCGTGGGCGCCGTCAGAGCCATCGCGGATGCGACAGACGCCGCAATCGTGCTCACGCACCACATTCGCAAGACAAACGGCGAGGAAGCAACAATCGATAGCGTCCGGGGCGCAGGCTCGCTCATTGGCGCAGCTCGTGCCGCGCGTGTTCTTAATCGCGTATCGCAAGAGGAAGCGATGAAGCTTGGCGTGTCCGAAGAGGGCAGTCTAGGCATCTTCCGCGTCGACGACGGCAAGAACAACCTAAGCTTACCCGCATCCAAGGCGCTCTACAGGCGCATGGAGAGCGTACTGCTCGCCAACGGTGAGTTTGTCGGCGTCGCCACAGAGTTTAAGCTGCCTGATCTCTTTGACGGCATCAGCGCCAAGCACGCGATGGAGGTGCAGAAGCTCGTAGGCGCAGCCGAAGAACGCGGAGAGCCGATGCGCAAAAACGCGCAGGCAAAAACGTGGGTCGGGCAAGCGGTCGCCGTCGTGCTCGATCTCGACATGGAAAAGAAACACGAGAAAGCGAAAGCAAAAGCCGTCATCGCCAAATGGCTAGAGACAGGCGTGCTGCGCGAAGACACTTGGAAAAGCGGACGCGATGGACGCGAGGTGCCGATCATCATCGTTGGCGAATGGATCAGTAGAGCGGAGGCAGGGCTATGACAGACCAAGATACAATCGACAGAATATACGACGCGCTCGATGGCGTGGAAAAGTTGTTCCTGTTGCTTAAGGTGAAACAGAGCGAGCGCTACCAGCAGCTACAAGACCAACACATGAGCGTCTCTGTGGTCAGCGATCAGGTGTGGCATCACACAACGTACAAGAACGCAGATACGACGCCGATTGTAGACGGTGATGACGTGCTGGATGAAGGCGATGCATTCTAAACCGCACTTACCGCACTAGTGGTGCGGAGAGGTGCGGAAGGTGCGGAAAATAAGCCGTAAACCACTCCGCCGCACCTCTAGCGTATATAATACGCTAGTGCGGAGGAACGTGCGGGGCTTATAAATGTAGGTGCGGAGGTACTATGGCAAAGAAGAGCTATGTAAACGTAACAAAGGCTAAAGCGAGAGGCCGTGATGCAGTAGGACACATAAAGCCAGACGAAGACAAGCTGGTCATTAAAGCGGCTGTCTGGGGACAGCTTGAACCCTTGCAGAAGATTAGCGAAGAAAAGATCCGGCGTTGGGGCGATCAATTGCCGAAGTGCGTGCCGCCAGAAATGGCAGGACGATTTGAAGCGGCATATGAGGCGCTCGAGGCTGCGGTACTCGATAACGATGTCGTCACGACGCACGAAATCGTCGGGCAGCTTATGCGCGCCTGGGACGTGCTAGAGAAGACAGCGATAGCAGCCGGGCACGAGCCGCTCAAAGAGAGCGCGTGGTGCGTGCAGATGGATGAGGGCGATGTCATCTGTATCGCGCTTCACGGGCACGCTGAGCTGCGGCAGAAGTTTCCGCATTGGACGGTCTACGGCATCGAGGATGCGTGCCGTGTCCTGCGGGCAGACTGGACCGCGTCATTCTTGGACAAGGCATACGACAGCTTCCCGAATGCGAAGCTCACGAAAGTCGTGTACAATGGCGAAGACAAAGCACCAGTGAACTGGGATTTAGGAGGAGACGATATTCCATGGTAGGTGAGGTAGGCTTAGCAAAGATGGCAGCGCTCGACGCAGTAGGCGAAGACGAGATCTTCGAGCAAATCGCGCAAGGGCAGACAATGCAGCTACTCTGCAAGAAGTACGACATAGGCACGAAGCTCTGGTACAAGTGGATCGATAGCGTCGAAGGTCGCCGGGATCGATACAACGGTGCGCAAGCAGAAGCTGCGCACTTCTACGCGAACAGAGCGGTTCAGACGTCACAAGCTGCAACTCCTGACATGGTCAACGTCGCGCGCTTACAGGTCGACACGGACAAGTGGATCGCGTCCAAGCTGAACGCGCAGTACGACACGAGACAGCGTGATGTCGCGGTGAACATCAGCGTGACAGACTTGCACGCGGAAGCATCGGCGCTGCTCAACAGCGTGCAAATGAAGGACGTGATTGACGTGGACGCGGAGGACGTGAGCGATGGTTGACGGTGAAATCACACACTGGCGCAACACCGCGCACGCGGGCGCGCGCGTAACCGAACGAGCGTTCAATTGCAAGCTCGATCGCGTCGCCGCGTTGCAGCGGACACACAAGATGTTGTGGTTTGCGCTGAGCGCATATCTCAGGCCGAATAAAAAGCGTTATAAATCAACGGCTTACCAAAGTTTTAACATAATAGCTGTTATACGACTTGCGTTTAGCTATGCGCGAATTGCATGCCTCGGCGCGGCCGCGTTTTTGCCCCCCCTTCGATTTGCTGCGGCCCCCCGCAAATGCAATGACCCCAACACGCATCCCCGTTCAAAAATTTTCGGAGAACCCACATGAGCAACGATAACCCCTTTGTGAAATTGATGCAGCGCTACCGCGATGACCCGGTTGCCTTTGCGCGCGAGGTCATCGGCATTGAGCCTGACGAGTGGCAGATTGAGCTGTTGGACGCGGTTGCCGCGCCTGCGGTTCGGCGTGTGTCCGTTCGTTCTGGCCACGGTGTAGGGAAGTCGACAGCGGTTGCGATGGCTGCGATTTGGCACGTTTTGATGCGTGTACCGAGCAAGACGGTTGTGACGGCCCCCACGTCATCTCAGTTGTTCGACGCGTGTTTCGCTGAGATGAAAAATGTGGCCAAGCGGTTGAAGCCTCCGTTTGACAAGTTGTTGGAGGTGAAGAGTGATCGCATTGAGTTGAAGAGCCAGCCGGAGGCCACGTTTATTTCGTGTAGGACGTCCCGCGCCGAGCAGCCGGAAGCGTTGGCTGGTGTTCACAGTGAGAACGTGCTGCTGATTGCCGACGAGGCCAGCGGTGTACCGAACGCGGTTTTTGAGGCGGCTTCTGGATCTATGTCTGGGCACAATGCGACGACCATTCTCACTGGCAACCCGACGCGGAACACGGGTTTCTTTTATGACACGCACAATCGTTTGAAGGATGACTGGTACACGATGCATGTGAGCTGCGTTGATAGTCCACGCGTTGCGGAAGATTTTGTGTCGGACATGATGAAGCGATATGGCGAGGATAGCCCGGCGTATCATGTGCGTGTGTTGGGCAATTTCCCGCCTGCGGAAGAGGACACTGTTATTCCTGTGGCGTTGATCGATGCCGCGATGAATAACGATATACGCGTTCATGAGGATACGACGGTCATTTGGGGTTTGGACGTTGCCCGGCAGGGTGGCGATGCGAGCGTTTTGGCGAAGCGTCAGGGGCCGATTATACATCCGCTTACTGTGTGGCGAAATCTCGACTTGATGCAGCTCACGGGTGCTGTGAAGGCGGAGTATGACGCGTTGGCGCCGTCCAAGCGGCCGGCGGAGATTATTGTTGACAGTAACGGGTTTGGCGCGGGTGTGTTGGATCGCTTGCGGGAGCTGGGGATGCCGGCGCGTGGATTGAACGTTGCGGAGCGTGCGATGGCGAAGGAGACGTATTTGAATATGCGCGCTGAGCTGTGGTTTAAGACGAAGGCGTGGCTAGAGGGGCAGGACGTTAAGCTGCCTTACGATGATTTGTTGTGGGCGGAGTTGGCGGCTCCTCGTTATCACTTTACGAGCGCGGGCAAGATCCAAGTTGAGAGCAAGGAGGCGATGAAGAAGCGTGGCGTTGCGTCGCCTGACCGCGCTGATGCGATTTGTTTGTGCTTGGCGAATGATCACACGACGATGCATTACGGAACGAGTTCGAGCGGCTCGTGGAGCCGCCCGTTGCGTCGTGAGATCCGAGGTATTATTTAGAGCGTGTCGGCGCGTTTTATGCGTTCCCCGATCCACCGCATGACTGGCACCGCCATTGAGTTGCCCATCGC